CAATCGCGAGGAGCTTCCACCGTAGGTAACCACAACGGTCGCAAAACTTCTTGGTCTGCGTTGTATCGTTGTATCCAAGCGAACAAGTCGTCGGTTGCGGTGACGTACATGACCGTCTTTTGACGCTCGCCTATGACCTTGAAAGCGATGTAGTGGGTAGTCGTGCGTATAACTTCCAACAGCCACGTACCCATTGCTACCTTGTCCCGTCTACTCCACGTCTTCCATCGCTCCATGTTCCCCTTCTTACCTTCGCCCCGTTCGTGACGCATGAAAGCATCCACCTTGCGTTTGTAGCTACGCTTGCTGTCCTTCTCGACGTCCTTGGCTGCGTAATGAAACACGCTTGGATGTTCAGCCTTGAGCCAACGGTAGTGGAGTTCGTCTTCGATGTATGAAGATATACGAATGGAAGATGAGACGAGTGGACGACGCTCGCAGATCCCATCAAGCGTACACTTTAATGCAAGCATACCAATGGTCTGCGGTTCCATGTCCCAGATCAACGGCAACCAAACAGGTACGGCGTGTGGGTTCTTACGATGATACTCAATACGCTTGGTAATCTCGTCGATTAGATTCGGTAATCCACCACGCATGAGTCGCTGACCGTACGCAGACTCGGACTCCTTGCCACGATCCTGTGCGGACTTCACCTTGTTGCGGTAACGGGCAATGCCCGACTCCACCATTTCTAGGTTAAGCTCTAGCTGATCCATTCGTTTGTTTGATTGTTAGGTTGGTTGCGACACGTACTCGACACCGTGCTACGCCTTTACTCAATGAAGCAACGGATATTATGTCAACTAAATAATTGAATTGATTGAATAAGTTAGGGGTGACCCGCGTGACTAGTCCCGTAATGTTCGAGCTTTTAAGTCCCTTGTGTTTACCAATTTCACCACGCCCGCTAGGGTCTTTAATGAATGAATACAATGACTTAAAGAATACGTACATAATGGGTTGTGTCACGCGAGTCACGGGTTTTATGCCACGTTTGGCACAGGTTTGGCACAAGTTTCAAGCACGTCTCTTGCGTTCTCCAAGTTCTTCGGTGCTACCTTGGCGTACCTAATTGTCGTGCTGATCGAACGGTGTCCGAGGAACTCTTGAACAATCCGTAAATCAACTCCACGCTGTACCAATCGGGACGCACACGTATGCCTCAGGCAGTGCGGTATGAACTCCTTGTCCGTGCCTAGTCCGATCATGTGCTTCATGGTTTTCCAAGCGTGTGAGAAGGAGTCTTGCGTGAACGTAAACAACGGTTCGTTCGTATCCGTTTTATGATTACGTTGCAAGGCGTCCATCGCACGGGTAGTCAGCGGAACAGACCGAGACTTACCGTTCTTGGTGTCCCATAGATAGATGACCCGTTCGTCCGCGTTCACGTCACGACCACATAACTTGAACAGTTCACCCGTACGTAGTCCAGTGTCTACCAAGACCTCACAGAAGTCCGCCATTTCTTCGCGTCCAATCTCTCGAAACTTGTCAAGCATCTTGGCCTCTTCCTGCTCGTTGATCCACCGCATACGACCTTCGGGTTCACGCTTGCGTTCGATCAACGGCATACGACTGATATAACCACGTCGGTACGCGTGTTTAAGCATCTTGCTGACCGCCGCTAATCGTCGGTTAATCGTGCCGTTACTCTTGCCGTCTCGTTCGAGTTGATACACAAGGTCGTCAAGCAAACGCTCATCAACTTCCTTGACTGAACGACTGGCACCCAAGCGTAGGTACACGTCCTTTGCGTTACGCCACAGGCTCAACTCGCTCTTGCATCCCCGCCAATGACGGTTCAACACTTCCTCGGCAAGTTCACGTAAGTTCATGACGATTGCCTTGCTGCTTTGAACTACGTCAAGACTGATGTCCTGACCTGTTCGTACCTTTTCCTTCATCAAGCGTAGCCACTCGTCGGCTTGCTCGTAGGTGTCGAACGAAGGTCGAAGCCTTAGTCCGTTTGGAGGAGTGTAGTTCACTTGGAACCTCTTACCTCGCGGGTTAATTGTTGCCATAATTTGTCCTTTCGTTTTGTTGGTCGGCGGGTTTTAAAACTAACGGAATCAAGAAGCAATCTTTTTATTAAAGTTATGGTAATCAATCTCGCAACTCGGTCGTTTACGCTCAAGATTGGTGCGGTATTTCTTCCCATTCTTGTCCACAGCAAGCTGACATTTCGCCCAAAAGCGGTCGGTTGCTTCCTTCATTTCTTCAGCGGATACGATAGTGGAAAAGCCTACGTCTGCCCAAGCTCCTGCCTCGGCGTTCGATCGGATCTGTTGGTGAAATGAACTCATAGTAATACCTTTCTGTTAACCAAGTTGTCGGGTATGCCCGCTTCGCTTGAGTGGTTGTCGTTGCTCGGTTTAAATCCACGTCGATTGACCCGCCAAACCTCGCCCCCAAGTTCACGTACCATCGTTGCTTCGTTCGGAAACCGCAGGTCATCAATAACCATCGGCGACGCTTTATTATCCATGTCCTTAACTAGACGTTCACGTAACATCAGCATCCAAATATCTTCGGTAATTAACTTTCTCGCCCAATCCGTGCCAAGCGTCTGCAAAAGATAACGACCAGTAACGTGCTTCGGATAGTTAGGAATCGGTAACTCCTTTTGCTTGAGTATGTACTCGTCAGGAAAGACCGACATAAGCATGGTCTTGAGCGGCGTTGCAAAGGAGTACACGTGTCCATGCTGTCCTGCTATGAACGAGGCGTACGTAGACTTACCGACGCCTTTAGCGCCACATAAGCCGATTAGTTTAGGTTGTAGTGTCATAATAATTCGTCGGCGGATTTAAAGTTTGAATTTAATTCTTCGTAGTTTTCGTATCCCTTGTACAAGTACCAATCGATGTTGCTGAACAGACGTCTGTGTCCACCTCCCCATTTATCACATCGCCAAAGCTCGAAGACTCCGACGTCATACGGATCGACTTCACGGAACAACCAATGATGTAAGCGCTCTAGTTTATCGTCACATACGGGATGCTTGTTTTCAATCTCCCAAAACTGAAGAATAAAATCACGTTCTTCGTTGTCGTTTTCAAGCTTGATAAGACGCGTTCCATCGGGAATAAAAGGAGGAATCATATCGCTTTTTAGTTCTTCAGTATCCCAGTTAGATATCTCAGCATAACCTTGAACCCATTCATAAGCTTCTTTAAGTCTTTTTCTTGCTCCGTTTTTTTGAATGTCAGGAAAATGCTGACGCAGTAAGTTAAAACTTTCCGCTTCGGTATAGTTGAGTTTCATAGTTGATGAGTCTCCAAGTCGTCGGGTATTTCAAAGTCTTCGGTGTTGTCGGTTGGTTCGTCGTCATCGCACGCCCAATAGTCGTCGGCGATGTCGTCGTCGTTTGGTTCGATTGTTAGGTCGTTAGGGTCGATCATACTTTCTTCCTCCGTTGGTGATCGTTCCATAGAGCGTCGGGTATGTTCACCGCTTCAAATACGTAAGTGTCGTTGACGGTGACGCTGAAGTCCTGTCGTTCCTTATGAGGAAAGCGGGAGCTAAATCGTACACGTGCTTTGCCGTTTTCGAAGGCGTCAGGTACAAGCGTTTGGATTGCTACGCTCACGGCGCTACGGTCAAGTAACGTTTCGAGGCGTTTAAGGTTTTGTTTTACTTCGGTTAGTGTGTCCATATTAGTTTAGGTGTTGGGTTGGGTTAATCAATGAAGTCTTCTAAGTGTTGTCTCTCGTGAAACAATTCGGGAAAGTCTTCGTCCATTTCAAAACAGTGCGGGCAGGTAAAAACGTCTAAGTCGCAAGACTGAATTGATATATGCCCGCAACTCGGACAAGTAACGATGGTTAGATTCATTTCTGAAATAATAGACTCGGATAATTCGTATTGTTTCTGCCACAAGGCATGCTTTCTTTTTAGGTCGTTCATGTGTTGGGTTGGGTTAAGCGTTTAACGCGCTCAAGGTGTTCCTTGCTTGCCGTCAATAGCCACTCGTAATGATACATCCACGTACCATCCTTAAAGACCACGATAAGCTCGCCCTTGGGCGTCCGTTCAATCTTCGGGTGAATGGTAGCAGGTCGGTCGGTTCGGTGCAGTCCTGTATTAAACGTCGCTGTCATCTTGTTTTATTCGTTTAGGTATTGGTCAAGATCTTGGTAACCCGTCAACGCGTATAATACGCTTTCCATGGTATCCACAGACCAACCGTTTAGCTTGGTGATCAACGTTAAGGTTTCATCGGACGCAAGCCCGTGTTCAATTAATGTATCCCAGATTTGTTCTTTCATAGTTCGTTTATTGGTTGTCAATTAGTAGGTAGTCTTCAATGTCCTTACGGTCGGGCATGACGTCCACGTAAAGAGGCGTACCCTCGCCCGCGTATGCCGTCCACGTATTGAAGTCTAGGTATTCGATTGATTCGTCTAAGCTCATGTCATCACGTATCATGAGACGTTCGATCATACGGTCTTTGTCGTAAACGATACGGTGAAGGCCCGCCATGCGGTCGAAATGGACGCCGATTAAGGCGTCGTCAAAGCCGTCAGCGAAGAGCGTGCGGTTGTCGGTTGTTTTATCCATGGTTGTTTAAGAGCACGTACAAAACCGTAATGGCTATGCACGTCCACAGTGTCAAGATTGTTAGTGGTTCCATGAGTCGTCGGTTAGCGGTCGCCCTTCTCGTAATACAAAAAGCCGAATCCGAGCAGGAAGATCATCGCCCACATAAAGATTGTTAGAATGTCCATTGTTATTCGTCGGTTATTCGTACACGTATCCAATGACGTCAACAACGTCGCCCGCTAGTCCAAAATCAGGAGACGTGCAAAAGTACGGTTCGCAAGGCTCGCCCGTTTCTTCGTCGTTTGCAACGCTCCACGATGTGACGTAGTGCTCGCGTTTTAAGAAGACGTTCAAGTCGTGCAAGTCGTCGTCTGTTAGCCCGCTCTCGTCGCCGTTTACAAGCGTACAAACCGCCCACGATGGTATCTGATATTCGTATTGTGCTGTAAGTTTCATTTATTCGTCGGTTGTTGGTTCGGTTATAAAAGCTTTTTTAGAGCCTCGTGTGCCTCGATTTTAGCTTGTTCGATTGACGCGTCGAGTGTGTCAAAATCGCTTACGAGCAACGCACCCGAATAACCACTGTGTCCTACTTGAGCTTTCCAACCGATTGTGATTGGTTCGTGCGCGTCTTGATAACCACCGCACCATCGGTTTACCTCTGCAACAACTTCGCCTGTGCCACGTTTTCGAACGTAGTTGGGAGGGACACACCCGTCCGTCTCCCAACCGCCTGTAAGGGCGTTTAGAGCTTGTTTGAGTTGTTTAATCGCTTCGTTTACTTGTGGTTGGTTTTCGTTTTTCATGATTGTTTATTCGTCGGTTGTCGGTTCGCACGCACTGTAAAACATGATAGCTTGCAAGGCGCTATCGTCGGATAGCATGACAGCTTTGGGAAAGCATTGATCGTCGGTTAAGGCTTCCCCTAATCCGATTGTGTCAACCGTGTAAACGTACACGTCATTTCCTTCCTCGTCTTCGTCGCATTCAATGTTTTCGATTAGATGGTCTGCAATGGCGTACCTTCCGCGTACCCAATTGTATAACCAATCGACTTCGCCGTCGGTTAAGGCGTAGCGTTCGCCGTCGTCTAGTTGATAGTGGTAGTTTTCAAAGCGCCCGTCATGATCCTTTAAGGATTCCGACGTGTGGACGTTATCGTAAGTTAATGTTTTCATGTTGTTATTCGTTTGTTGGTTGGTTATTGCCCGATCAGGACCACGACAGCCGCCCAAAGGACGGTTGCCATGATGCCGATAAATACGGCGTTTAGACGTTCGCGTGGTGTTGGTTTGTTTGTATTCATTATGTTTATTCGTCGGTTGGATTAATTAAGGCGGAAAAGCAAGACGTTGGTTCCCTTGATTTCGACCATTTCACCGTCATAAGGGCTCAGGAAATGTCCAAGGCCGTCGGCGCTTATGGCGTCACCTACGAACGCGTCAACGTCGTCAATGAGCTTGAGCAAGGCGTCGTTGCAGGATTCGCACGTGTCGCCTCGTAAACGTTTGATGTCGCCCGCGTCAAGGGCGTCAATGTGTGACGCAAGAAAATCGGCGTTAAAAGCCCAAACCGTTTCTTTTATATATTCCGAGCAGGCTTGTTCGGCGGCGTCATAGTCGCTTGCAATGGCGTATTCGGTTCCGTCTATTTCGTACGTTTTAAGTCCGTAGTGTTCGCAGAGCGGGCGGGAGTCGTCGAGCAAGGCGGTAAGTAATTCGTTTGTAGTTATCATAATATTCGTTTTGTTGTTGGTTGGTGTTAATTGCGAATGAAAAGTTTTTCGCCCTTGGACAAGATCCAATGAGACGAGACGTTTGAAAAACAAGTTGCATAAACTCGGTAAAGTCTACCCTTGAAAGGTACCTTCCATATGGTTCTAATTTTTCTGCCGTATCCGTCCACGTTCAGTCCTAATGCCTTGTAATTCGAAAACGTTCCGTAAGATGTGCGAGCGAGGTGGGAACGTGTAGGATGTTTTTCGAAATCGTCGGAAGTGTTTTCAATGTATTTTATCGTTTTCATGATTCGTTTTGGTTGGATTAGGAAAGTGCAAGGCCGACCTTGACGGCGTCACAATCGTCGCTGTATTTGACGACCACGGCAGAAAAGAACGTTTCTCCTTTCATGCCGTCCCATTTGTTCAGCGCAAGACGTTCGTTTGACAAATAGGCGGGCCTAACGAAGTCGCTCATGTCATAGATCGAATTATGGTAACGGAAAAAGCGGGAATGGTGAACAGCGCCATAGTCGTCTTCATGTTCAGCTTGTTCGGCGTCGGTAAGTTCGTGCCAAAAAAGCAAAGGACGGTAGTGATGGTTGGTTTGGATTTTCATGATTGTTGTTGGTTGTTGTTGGTTAAGCGTTATCAAAAGCCGATTCAATTTGATCTTCGGCCCAAAGAATGTCTAATGAGATGCCACAGTCGTCTTTTTTCCCGTAAAGCTCAGCAGGAGCACGATCGACCAAGGCCCAAAAATCATATCGGTCTTCAAATATCGACTTGGCTCCTACGTCCCGAGCAAGCTCTTTGTTTGTAGCGTAGTATTCGGCGTCGACTTCGTTTTCAGGTCGTTGGCGTAAGAAAGAGGTGAAGTTTGGAAGTATGTTTTTCATGGTTCGTTTTGGTGTTGGTTGTTGTTGTTGTTGGTGTTAGGAAAGCAAAGACTCTTCGAGGTCGTAAGCCTTATCAATAACACTTACGGGTACTTGGATGTGATGCGTCCAATCTTCGTTGCATAAGCCTTCGTTTTCAGCACATCCTATAGAGCCGTGGTAAAGTTTGCCGTTGACGGTTTTTGATATTGTAACGTCGACTTGCGGGTCTTCGCCCGTTTCGGCTTCAATAGTAAATCCTTTGTATTTTATCGTTTTCATGATTCGTTGTTGTTGGTGTTGTTGGAATTAATGTGATGGTTGGCGAGCATGGTAAAAAACGGAAAACTGTCAAACACCAAAAAACGAAAAACGACGGAATCCCGCTTGGTTACTAGCGAAGATTTTTTTCGATGAGTTGAACGTTTTGACTAGGTAAAGCGAATTGAAGCAAATTTGAGAGTCGATTGAAGCCGTCGATCAAGAGCCGTTTGAAGAGCCGATTGAAGGCGTCGATCAAGACGTTGCAAAAAACGACCAAACACACAAAAACAGGCAAAGCATTTAACCGAGGTTTGACGTACAGGGATGTCTCAACATTGTCTCAACAAGGTCGGCGTACAGGGATTTTCGATAGCCTATCGGTTCTTTTATCCCTTGCATTCGCCGTAGTTTAGCGGGATTGGATTCGATGCTGTGCCGTTGCTGTGCCAAAACATCGATTGAGTCCTCGCGCATTACCTGACCCGTGTCATAAAAACGCGCGGGTACATGGGGGTAACTAACGCGCGCGTATATAGCGTTAAGGACTTCAGATTTTTGCGTCTAAACTATCTGGTACGCGCTTACACCGACCTTTAATCGGTCGTCTTTAATCGTAGATCATCGACGTGGTTTTGAACGTTGCTCATATCGTGTTCCAGATACTTCAGTCGTAGGTTTTGTTCTGCGTCGGCAGGGAGCGCACCTAGTTCGCCTCGAGGCCATTTAACACGGAACTCGCTGTTTGCTTCTACTTCGTGTCTTATGCGCATACTGTCGATCTCCAGAGCCGTTATACGATTAACGATTACACTGTACGTCCAAACAATCGTACCGATACCCAGTATCAGTTTTATAGCGAACGCTAAATTGGCTTTGACTTGTGTATTTTCAGAAAGGGTCTCGTTCATCATTGTCGTCATCTTCTAATAGATCGTCATCAGCTTCGAACATAACTTCATCAGTAGGTTCTACTAGGTAATCGAGTTTAACCATCTCTAAGCAACCGATTATAGTGGCGTGGTTAAGGTCAAATTCGGTACGAAACCTGTTAACGACACCTTGTATCTCATATAAAAAAGCGTCTGTTTGTTCGTTGTTATCCATAGGTTTAGGTAATAGTAGTAAATTAATGTCTTGACGGATCTGAAAACTGGTTATAATTAGTGTTAACGGCTTAGTTTAAATCGTCGTTTAAAACGGCTTCGTACCCGAACTGATTTTAAAAGCAGATTTTAACAGGGTTCGTTTAAAACGGTAAACGTCCTGACCGTAAGTTGTAACATTATACAGCCCCTCATTCGAACGAGGTTTTTCAAACCAACACCTAACGGTTCGTACCCATGAGTCGCATTATAACGTTGTACGTTTTAATCGTTAGGGTCACGGGTATCACCAAGTAAGGACGTTTGATTGAGCGGTAGTAAACGACGTTTTATAAGCTGCTTGTTTAAAGCGTTCTAGTTCTTCGGTCATCAGGTCTTGCTTTCTTTCGTTGATCTTCAAGTCGGCGTTTACTGCCATTTGCTCGACCCAATATCCTATTGCGATTGCAAGCGCGTCTAAACGGTCGTCTTGAAGAAGCGCACCTTTGTCTTTTGTTAATCTACTTAGTTGGTATAAAAGCATATAACGAGCTTGTTGCTCGATAGGGTAACCTTGTGCCGACTGGAAATCACGTCTTATAACGTTAGGATCGACCACTAATTTGTGTGCATTTAAGACAGGTTCTAGGGTGTCTACTATGCGTTTTTCCTTCTGTATATGATGTCTTACTTCGTTGATAGTAACAGGGTAAACATTGTTGATTACAGGCTTAAAAAGCTCGGTAAACATCCCGTCTCCCATATTAGACTCCACAATGATTTCGTTGACTTTGTAACGTTTAGCTAAACCCGCTAGTTCTTTAAGAACGTTCTCTCCGTAGCCACCACGAATACCGTTACAAGCGTGAACAAACAAATGACCGTTTAGCATTTTTACAACAGCATAAGCTGTTTCATCCTTACCTCGTCCACTGGGGTCTATACTCATTACCGAACCTGTGTACGGTATAAGTTCTCCAAGTGTATCAAACGGTCTAAAGAATCTATCTCCGTTGAAACCGACGTTTGGTAGATCCGTCCAGACTTTGTCTGGTGCGCTGGCCCAAACGTATTTTTCATTGGCTAGATCGTTATCTAGGTCGTGTACGATTATATCGTTGATCTTCAGTGGGTATCTATCAGCATCGCTTAGACGTGGATTAAGCATGAACTGTAAGGCGTACCCGCTCCTACCGTAGCTTAGTTTACGTTCTTCGAGGTCAACATCTGTAAAGCGTAACGGTTCTGTTGTCTTACCGATGTTGTTGTCGTTGGCAGAATTAGCGATATAAGGCGATATAGCCCCGTCATAGACCTTTTGATCGGTGTCTGTACTAACGTACTCACTAGTCCATATACGGGCGTTATAGCCCCTGTCACGAAGCTTGTTGTATATGGAGTCCTCGCATTGGGGTGTACCAAGAAAGATGATACGTGAGCTGTCTAGGGGCTTTACGATGGCTTCAAACTCTTTGACTTGTTCGTCCAGCTTGTCCCGCATCCCTTGGGTAGCTGAGTTGTTAGGTACTTCGATGTCGTCTGCTACGATTATATCTGCTCGACTACCTGTTAGCTGGGACGTTATACCAAGTGACTTGACTGACGGAGCGTGTGAAGCGGGAGCTAAACCAACGTCAAAGCTGATCTTACTAAACCGTTGACCATCACGTGGTTTAAGACCTTGTAAGACTGGTATGTCGTTAATGATCTTTAAGGTAAACGTCGAGAAGTCATCTGACCTGCTTTTACTGGCAGACACGACAAGAATGTTCTTGGAAGGGTCTAGTAGTAGTTGATGTACTACGTATGCACTACAAATCCACGATTTACCGACGCCACGAAAAGCCATGATGACTGATCGTTTTGGGCCGTCTTGTATGTAGTTTGCTATGTCGTATTGAAGATCCGTTGGATCGGGTAACCCTAGATGCTTCCAAACGACAAACAAGAAGTTACGGAAGTCCCGTAGTTCTGGTGGTACGCTCACTTGACTTGACGCATTGCTTCCTTGTCTTCGTCGCTGTCGTCGAACGGCAGGACTTGAGCGAGGTTACCAAGAGGCGACCCTTGTTCGCTCAGACTGATCACGTCGTTGTCTTTAAGTAGTTGTCTTGCTCCGTTAAGGATTGCAGCGTTCACCTCGATATCACCGTCTCTCATCTCTTGTATAGATTGCTTATAGGTGTCTGCAAGGAGTACTTGTAGTTCTTCTAATTGTTTGCGTTTTTTCATAATAAATTGTTCAACACTTCCAACGCCGTAGCGCTAGAGCCTTTCTAGTTGGTCGTCCTTTACTGTCTTTCATCGGGCCTTTGACTCCGCTCATACGCGCACAGAACGACCGCTTACGACTGCCTCCTCCTGGTTGTGGA